AGGATGAGGCGTGACAGATTTTGACAAAGAAATAGAGGCTTGGGGAGAAAAAAACCCTTGGTTTTCGAATCCACAAACAGAACTGGAGTTAGACATGGCGAGAGATGCCATGCATGTTCATTTGTTGGTAAGTCAAGAAATGGGAAGCCCGGCGAATGCAGAGGCGGTCGAACAATACTTATCGTTAATTGATAAGGCCATGCGTGACCAGTATCCAGAATATGACTGGGAACAAGCGTGACCTGGGTAATTGTATTACACAACGCGAAGAAGCATGGACGCTCCAAGGTCCGTGGTCTTTTCGCATCCAAAAAAGAAGCAAACAACTTTTTGACACAAATGATGTGTGAAGGTAAAACGGATGAGGATTTTCCAACAGCAGAACTTTGTAAATTGGAGGGAAAATGATGAGCAAAGATGAATGGAGAATGGTGTCTCAGCTACTGGCGATTAGAAACATACTGGAGAAGCCGAACATAAGCGATTGGGCTAGAACATATTGGACCAAGGTGTACGTTGAGTTGGCGACGGATTGAGATGGTAAAAACAAAAAGGAGTAAAAAATGGAATGGGATAAGAAGACTGACGAACAATATAACGCACACATGACGGTCATGGCTGGCGGCGATATAGAAAATGAGGCTTACTTGGCCGAGGACGAATGGGTCATGGTCACTGGCGCGATAGGCGATTTAATTGATTTGTTGACCGGGGAATCTGATTTAGAGTATTTGAAAAAAGAATATGAAGGAATTGTTCCCGAAGTAAAAAGTTTATTAATGAAGATGTTGGATGTGGAAGGTTTTGATAACTGTGGGATGCCCGAAAAATCCGTGAAATATTTAGAAAAACTTAAAGAGCTTCAAACCTGGAAAATTCATTACAACAATTAAGCCCGTTTTGACCACGAGTGGGCCAGCCTCGCTCCGAAGGGTGAGCCCACCCTTTGGTCAGACCAACCATATCATTTAAAAGTAAAAAAAGGGACCGGGCCTTGTCGTCAGCGGAGAGCAAGGCCCGGCTAAGGAATGCCCGAGCGGTGTTAAGACTCAGGTTTGTCTTGAGACGAAGAGGTATTGGATCTCTTCTAAAGAAGCTAGGGGGCTTCTTATATCTATAAACTAACAAATTATCCCGTCTTCGGCAACCCGGACGGGAACGGGCCAACTGGGTCGAAGTGGACCCCTGCCTCTACTTTATTCTGCCGAGAAAGTAGTTAAACTATTTTGATCGATTTCTGCCGCTTCGGCAATCCGATCTTCCTTCCATTCTTTAAATATTTTGCGTAGCTGTCCGCTGATCGAACGATCTTCCATCTGCGCAATTTCTTTGATCTCTCGGTACACTGGCACCGGGACCAAAACTGACTTCCATTTCTCTGTATCCATGCGTGAAGTATAAGACCGTATGCGAATTATCGCAAGTCATTTAATCTCTTTTGTCTCGCCCCAACTGGGTCCTAGGTCAATGTCACATTTGTTAGGAACCCTGAGTTCAATGGCGTTTTCCATCACTTCTCTGATCCGTTTTGCGTGGGCCAAGTCCTGCACACTACAACCGAGTTCATCGTGTACCTGAAGCAGAGGTCGTTCTCCCGCTTCATACAAGTCCACCATGGCCTGTTTCGTCATGTCCGCTGCAGAAGCCTGTATCAGGCGATTCAGGGCCTTGTACGTGTAGGCACGGCGAAGGGGCGTGGTGTCCCCGTAAGCTGCCTTTGCCTCCTTCTTAGGCATGGCTTTCTGGAGGTCGTACCCAATAGGCTCATACATGTTAAACCTGCATTTGCGTCCCTTGAGTGAACGGATTGCGCCATCTTCTTTTTTGTCCACGCTGCGTGATACGCCACTCATTAACTGCTTCACAAACGGCACTCGGGAGTGGTATTGCTCGGTCAGACTCTTCGCCTCGTCAATATCCAGGTCGAGTTGCTCAGAAAGCTTTTTGACTCCCATGCCGTACATCATGCCAAGGTTGATCGTTTTTGCCTGTTTGCGTGGGATCTGTGCCATCTCGGCTACCATCGTATGGAAGTCTGTCTCAGGGTCGTTAGTGTAAGCATCAACAAACTCCTTGGCCCCGCCCAGTGGTGAACCCTTCCATTCTCCAAACACCGAGGCGTAATGAGTTAAGATGCGTGGTTCCTGTTGACTGAAGTCAATAGCCGCCCATTGCTCGTCTTCTTCCGGGAGAAACAAGCTGCGGATCAAGGGACCGAGTTCTGGATCACGTGCCGGAATCTGTTGCAAATTAGGGTTTGCCATCGACAGTCGGCCCGATACGGTGCCACCGTCATCAGATCGTAACTGGTTGATATGCCCGTGGATGCGTCCTTCCTTGGACACATACTTCATGATTGAGGTAACAAACGTGCCTTGGATCTTAGATAAGTTCCGCGCCTCTACCACCAGCTTTGCAAACTCATGCGGGTGCTCGGACAAAAAGGACTTGGTGAAAGACGGTTGTCCTGTCCCGGTCCGGGCGTACTTAATCTTGAGCTTGTCGAATGCCTTGGCGAGTGACGCTGCCGCCCAGATCTCTACGTCCTGACCGGCCATGTCCTTGATCTGTTTCAGGATAACTTTCTCTCGCTTGAGTAAATCCTGTTTGGTTCTCTCGCAACGCTCCATGTCGACCCGAATGCCTCGAAAGGTCATATCAATCAGGCACGGAGTCAGTCGCGTTTCAAGATCAAAGACCGTGTTGAGGTTCTCTTTGCTGATCTCTACGCGGAAAAACTTGTACAGATCAAACGCTAACCGGGCGTCTTGCTCGGCGTAGGGACCCACAAACTGGCTGGGCAGCTTCCACAGCTCGGCCTTGGGGTCTACCCCAAAGTCCACCGCCGCTTCGGTCAATAGCTTTTCTGACTTAGCTTCGCCCAAGTAATCGTAAGACAGGGCGTTCAGTGAGTAGGAAAATCGGTTCTCGTCCAAGAGTGCAGCCATTACCATCGTGTCGATGATAGGCCCGTTAACCGTGGTCCCCAGTGCTTTGAGCCAGCCCAAGTCGTAGGGCGCGTTGTGCATAATCTTTGGACAGTCCGTCGAAAGCTGCTTGTCGAGCCACTTCAATACGACGTTCTTGTCTAGGTTGCCACCCCCTGCATGATCGATAGGGTAGTAGGCTTCAAAGCCCTCTGTCGCAACAGCGATCCCTACCACGTCACCGTCTTTCTTAGGCCAGCCGGGTCCGTTCTCTTTCAAGTGCGGGTCCCGTGTCTCAAGATCAATCGCAATTTCTTTAGCACCCGTCAGGTCTTTTAGCTCAAACGGGGCAGTCCACTCAGTCTTTGGCGTAAACAGGGGGAACTGCAATCTAGTTTCTTTGTCCATTTTCATACTCCATGAGAATTTCGGTGTAGTGTTTAACCTTCTTCAGGTCTTCAATACCCCCTTTCTCACGCCATCGAGTGATATATTTCACTATATTGCCCTCAATGAAGGGCAATTTATTCGCCAGAATGTATTCAATAGGCTGAATCTTCTGGGTTTTGTAATGCTCTCCAGCAACCTGTTCTTCGAGCGACTTCATAAGGCATAGCTCCTGTAAAAGTTTTCGGGCTCAACAACAAACAAATTTTGTTTCGTCCGGGTCACGGCCACATAGAAGACGCGGTGCATTGAATCCGGGTCCTTTTCCATTGACTGTTCGGCAGCAGCCGTCAGGTCAGTGTACAAAACCACGTTTTCTGCTTCGCCACCCTTCGCTCCGTGTATTGTCGAAAGTTTGATACGTGGCAGGGCCGTGAGGTCTTCGCCTCGACGTAGCAGAGCGTTGATGTAAGCTACATCAACGTCTGGAACTTTGTCTAACGCCTGTTGCCACGTCATATCGAGAGTCGCCAATAAACCGTTGTTGTCCCTCAATTCATCAAACGTAAACGTGTCGTCTTCTTGCCCAAAAATCTTTTTAAATCCGCGCTGGACTCTGCCGCCGTTCCCAGACATGTAACTGTACAATGTCTTGGCCGTGTCGTAAGTAATCATCTTGCCTTGCTGCAGGAGCTTCCACCCCTCCAACGCTTCTCTAATTTTTAATCGTAAACTGTGCCCAGACTGAGACTCGTAGAAGTAACCCTGGGACTTACAATGGGTTTTGATCGAGTTCAGGAAATACTGCGCCTGAGACAAGAACAACCA